TCCTATCGCAACCGAAGCGGTAGAAGCATCACAAGCTCCAGTTGTAACTGCTCAATACATGGCATATACAAAGCCTCGTGTTGATACAAATGTTACAGCAGGACAATATCTAAACGCACAAATCAAAGCACTTGGTGGCGACACCGATGCTCGTGATTTAGTCGCAGCACTACAAATTGCAACTGTTTCTGAGAACACAGGAATGGTTCCACCAAATTATTTGCGTGATGTTATCGGCGTAATTGATTCAAGCCGTCCATTCATCGATTCAATCGAGCGTGCTCCACTTCCAGCATCAGGAATGAAAATTTTCACTCCTAAATTAGGAACACAGGCAACCGTTGCACAAACTGCTGAAGGCGTTGAGTTTTCATCAACCGATACAGTTGTAACTTTCCAAGAGGACAATATCGTCAAGTTTGCTGGAGCAAATGTTGTCAATGTTGAACTATTTGATCGTTCAGACCCATCTTTCGCTGACCTTTTGGTTCGTGAGTTAGCAGCATCTTATGCACAAAAGACTGATGCTTATGCAGCAAACATTGCAGCACAAAACTCAATTGGTTCAACCGGATCATCTATTTACAAAGCCATTGCTGACGGAATTGCAGATTCTTATGGCGTCATGCGCTTTACACCCAACCGCTTATTAGTTGCACCTTCCGGTGGAGCAAATAGCATTGACTTTGCTGGATTACTTGGCGAGGTTGCAGATGGTCGTCCACTATTCGCAGCAGCTGCTCCACAAAACGCAGCCGGCTTGCTAACACAGGGCTCAACAAATGGAACAGTCGCAGGACTAAACCTAGTTGTAGATCCTAACTACACAGGCAACGATGCAGGTGTTAAGTATGGATTAGTTTATCCATCAGCAGCAATGCGATTCCATGAGAGTGGCACAATTGAACTGCGTGCTAACTTGGTTGCTAATGGTCGCATCGAAATCGGTCTTTATGGTTATGTAGCCGTAGTCAACCGATTCCCAACCGCATTCCGTTATTTAACAGTAGCGTAATTTAACTGAGTGCCTAGGGTTGCTCCCGATCCTAGGCATCCATTAAGGGAGATTAGAGAGAGGAATTTATGCCTTCAATTATTACCGCAACACAATTGCGCTCCGTATTGGGTGTAAGTTCCTCTCTTTACAATGACGCTTATTTAGATCAAATTATTGACACAGCAGAAACAGTTATTTTGCCAATGCTTGTTACATTCAAAGCACCAATTCAAGCAACTTCATTGTCAGACAATGTTGCTACATTTACCACACTAGGAATTCATGAATTTACCGAAGGGCAATCAGTTGTCATCACAGGATGCGGATCACCTTACAACGGAACAAGAGTTGTGCTGGCAGACAATCTTGGACAATATACCTTTTCGCAATCGATCACTAATGCCGATATACTCGAGGCTAATGTCATCCCATCCGGAGTTGCTACCCTTTCTGGCGCATCAACTTATGTTGGAAACGCAGCTGTTCAGTCAGCCGTCTATACAGTTTCAGTCGAAGTCTTTCAAGCAAGACTTGCCGGCGGAGGACAAATCGAAGGAGTAGATTTCTCACCAACCCCATTTAGAATGGGTCGATCACTTTTCAATAAATGCGTTGGTTTATTGGGTTCATATATGGACACCGAAAGCATGGCTCTCTAAATGCCAAATGAAACAATCCTTCAACAGATCCGGACACCTTTAGCAACCGCTTTATCAGTTGTTGCGGGAAATGTTTATTCATTTGTGCCTGAAACAGTAATTCCACCAGCTGTGGTGGTTGTGCCTGATTCACCCTACTTAGAATTTGAAACAATTAGCAAAACCAATGTAAGAGCCAAAATCAATTTTACTATTTCAGTTGCGGTTGCCTATAACAGCGATCCAGCATCGCTCGACAATATCGAGCAATTAATCATAAGTGTTCTGGCAGTTATTCCAGTTGGATACATTGTCAGCTCGGTTGAAAGACCGACAGTTACTCAAGTTGGTGCATCAACGCTGCTAATCGCAGATGTTCGAGTATCTACCTACTACACGCAAACAATATAAGGAGAAATCATGGCAACAGTCGTAATTACCGGTCGTGATGTTGGTTTATCTTTCACAGGTGGAACAGATATTCAAGCACAAGCGACAAATGCAGTTCTAACCAAAGTCAATGAGCGTCAGGTTTATCAGACCATGGAAGGCGAGGCTTACAAGACCACAAACATTTCAGGAACATTCCAATTGGATATGTTGGCAGATTGGGGCAAGGCAAACTCAGTTTGTGAGGCTCTATGGACTGCTGCTGAAAGTGCACCAGATACAGACATCAGCATGACACTTACAGCTGCTTCCGGAGCACAATTTGTGTTTCCAGTAAAGCCTGAGTTTCCAACTGCCGGTGGATCAGGAATTGATGCACAAACTGTTTCCTTTACTTTCACAGTATCAAAGGGCGCAGTAACCGAAACCTTTAGTTAAAAAATAAAACGGGAGCAAACAAATGAAGTTACCAATTACAATTGAATATAACTCAGGTGAGCAAGCAACTTACATTGCCCAACCACCTGAGTGGGCGAAGTGGGAAAAGCAGACAGGAAACACTATTGGTCAGGCATCCGAAAAGTTGGGCATTTGGGATCTTATGTTTCTTGCTTATCATGCACATAAGCGTGAACTTGCAGGAGATAAGCCCATCAAACCAATGGATATTTGGATGGAAACAGTAGCGGATGTCATTGTTGGTGATGCAAACCCAAAAGCCACAAAGCAGGAAGCCTAAACAGATTATTGGTTGAGTTGGCAATCGCCACAAAGATACCAATGAGTGAATGGGTTGATGCGGATGACATATTAACAGCGATCGAAGTATTGGAGGCGAGAAATGGCTAAAGAAACCATTGCATACAATAAAAACGATTTGCGTGATATTTACAAAGCATTCAAACTTATGGATGACCAAGCAACAGAGGAAGCAAGAACTCAATCTGCTGCTTTGGCGTATTTTGCATCAGAGGAAATTAAGTCGGCAGCTAGAACTCGAACAAAGGCTGGCAAGGTTGCGGAGAGAGTCGCAGATGGCGTTAGCATCTCTAAATCGAGCAAGATCGGTGAGTTCCGCTATGGTTTTGCCAGACAAAAGTTTTCAGGTGGTGCTACTACACAAACCCTATGGGGTGGTGTTGAGTTTGGTTCAAATAAATTCAAACAGTTCCCTACATATTCTGGACGGCAAGGTCGTGGATCTCGCGGATGGTTCATTTATCCAACCCTTCGCAGAATTCAGCCTGAATTGATTAACAAGTGGGAAGAAAGTTTTACTCGCATTATTAAGGAATGGGTCTAATGGCAACCGGTAATAGAACTTTAAAGTTATCAATCCTCGCCGATGTTGATGATCTAAAAAAGAAGTTAGGCGAAGCTGACAAGGCTGTCGAAACTAACTCAAGTAAGATTGCAGAGTTTGGAAAGAAAGCTGCTGCTGCTTTTGCGGTAGCTGCTGCTGCTGCTGTTGCCTATGGCACTAAATTAGCCATTGATGGGGTCAAGGCTGCGATTGAGGATGAACAAGCACAATTAAGGCTAGCCAACGCCCTAAGACAAGCCACAGGCGCTACTGATGCCCAAATAAGGGCAACTGAGGACATGATCCTAAAGACCTCTTTAGCGACCGGTGTTGCCGATGACAAACTTCGCCCAGCCTTACAGAGATTGGCAGTATCTACAAAATCAACTGAGGAAGCCCAAAAGTTATTAACCCTTGCTTTAGATATTAG